CAAGTATAGATAATGGAGACGGAACAAGTAACGTAAGATTAGTAGTTGAAGGATTAAACGTAGCTCACGATTTAAATTTTGCAAAACACGTGCTAGAGGTAAATGACGGTGCTTTTCAAGGACTTAAAGGATTAGACTATGTTACTGTACCGCTCAAAGAAAAATCAACAATTAATAGTGAGAAAAATTTTATCGCCTTTGCCACTGATATAGTTAATTTTTCTGCAAATATTGTAACTTTTGATAAAACCAGTGATACCTTAGATATCGAAAATAGTTTAGCAGGAACTTCTTTCCTAACAGACCAACTACCTCCAGCACCTTTTTATATCACTATTAATCAACTTTTAGATGCTCGTTTTTATGCAAATAATTCTTTTTATGTAAGTGGTACTCAAAAAGAAATTAGGTTTCAAAATACTATAACTGCCTCAGCAGGAGTTACTCAGTTTATAGACCTACCTGTTAGGGTAAGAGATAAAAATTTTATGAGATTTTATGTAGATGGAGTTGAAAAGTCTTCTGGGCAGTTTACTCTTAATAGAAACACTACATTAAAAGATAATGTTGCATACCAAGTACAAAGCGGGGATTCTTCTTTTGTTGTTGAAATAGATCACTACACTGTTCCAGCGATTGAGGTTGGTGATAATGTTCAGACTAGTGCTGGAACAACCTTTCCAATTATTAATACAAGCTATGATCCTGCTTCTGCAAGTTATAATGCAGCATTAACTGCTAATTCTGTTTATAGAGTAGAGTTTGGAACTACTCCAACTAGTAATTTAGCTGGGGTAGCACTAACAAATATATCTCCAAACCCTGTAGGAACAATTAATAATGTGTCTGCAAATACCTGTACCTTAGACTATGACGAATCTACCTATCCTGGTAACTTTAGATTAGCTAATAATGGTGTATATGATCTTTTAGTAAGCTCAGACTATGAGAGAGTTTTTATTACTGAAGACCAAAGAATCAGAGATGTTAGCCCCGGTATAATTTCCGTAAAAGCCAGAAATATTAATAACAGACAAAGGACTAGTCCTTTTGTTGAAAAGAATATTGCTATTAGTGCCTTACCTATTCGCAAAGTGACTGGAGTCGGTGTTACTGAATCACTCTATAGAGAGCAAAACTCTGGAGTTGCTGTTAGAGCGACTTTATTCTTTGATCATATTGTAGGTCAAGATGTAACAGATTATGAAATTTCCTATAAACTTGATAATGTCGGAGCTGTAGGGACTGATGATGGAGGTACTGACTTACTATCCTTTAACACTGCAAAAGTATCTGCTGCAGGTGTTGAAGATGATGGTAAAATAAGATTCACTGTTAGTGGTATAAACAGAGGACCTATTGCTGAAACTAATATTTTAACTTTTAGAATTACTCCTCTTAATAAGAATATAAGAGGCTTTGCACGAACTGTAACTAAGTCAATTATAGGTAAAAGTGCAAAGCCAGCGAACGTATTTAACTTCACTGGTGGACAACAGAGCGATCAGATTTCTCTATTCTGGGAATATGATAGAACTAATGACGAACTTACTGATCTAGATTTGAAAGAGGTTGTGATTAGAAGAATACAAGGAAGTGTTGATGCAACTATAGAAAATTTCATTGCAGCAGTTCCTTTTGTTAGTGTCGCTGCTGGTGTTACTAGAAAATCAATTCCAATTGATATTTTTGGAGAGTTTACCTATTTAGCTAGAACTAGAGATACTAGCGGTAATTTTTCTGATGATGTTGTTGCTATATCTCTTACTACCACAAGACCGAAACGCTCAACTGTTGTAGCTGCATTTAACGAAGACGATCCTTCTGTTAACTTTACAGATATTACTAATACTAACGCTGGAGAGTTTAATTTTCCTTCCTTCGCTAATTCAAATACAGGAGGTACTGCTGTTGTTGCTCTACCTACCTCACTAGTTGATAATGCAAATGGCACTTCCACAGGATTTTCAGCTATTGGTGGGTCGCCTACAGATCTATTAGCTGATTCAACTGCTACTTATATTACACAAGTCAGAGACTTTGGGTCTGTTGTAACTGGATCAATTTTAATTGATATTGACGGTACTCAGGTAGTAGAAACTAGTTGGAATGATCAGCATGAACATATTACTGAAAGTGTTACTGAAGCAACCTCTGCGGGAACTCTTAAGGATTCTAGTTTTGGAGGAATAGGACATATTCTTGGTTTTTCTAACACTACTCCTCTTAATTTCAGATATGACGCAAATAATGAAACTATGATGAGTGGAGATACATTTGGCAATGTATATGCCATTCATATGCACGGAAACTTTACAAACGATACTTCAAATGCAAATGTATTTGCTCTCATAGCGGGAACAATTGATGCTGATACAATTGCACTTGGAGAAACATATTTTGCAAATGGAGTGTCTACTGGCGGTAATACTATGGCTAACTTATCAGTTGCAGGAAGTTCGTACTTCTTAGTTGATTTAAATCAGTGGGGCGATCCAGGTGGTGTTGGTACTTATGTAGGATCAATCGGATCTTTAACTACACAAACATTCATTAGAACCTCTTCAGAAGACTCTGTGAATTATGCTAACGGTAATGTAAATGTCGCTGCTTTTACAGGTTCAAGCGTGAATGAAGGGTTTATTCCTTATGAGGCAGGAACAAGAACCTTCAGACACTTCCAAATAAAATTTATTGTTAACAATTCAAAGCCAGATGAATTTGACTTTACAATCGATAAGTTTAGGTATACTATAGAAAAAGAACAATCCATCTTTGAAGACACTGTGACTTATGACGGAAATCCGAAAATAGTTGATTATTCATCAACTGATTTTCAAAATCGCCCTGTCATTACACTACAGGCAATAGACACAGCTACTGCACAAACAGCTGTAGTAACTACAGGCACAAAAGACAACGTTTCTTTTAGACTTTATGATGTTGAGAATAATGCTTTGGCACCTACAAATCAATCCATACAAGTACAAGTAACGGCAATAGGAGTATAACTTAATGGCAACTGTTGACTCAAACACCTACGTTGAACCAACTGCTGGAACCTCACTAAATAACTCAAGGACGAATTTTAATACGTCCTTGCGCTCGTTGTTGACCAACTTTAAATCTACAGCTATTCCTTCTGGGCAAAATATTACTATTTCAGGAGTAGCTAGTGGTGAGCAAGACGGTATGTTGTACAGAAGTGAGACAACAAATGCACTTTATATTTCAGATTCTGTTCATGTTAAATCATCTCCTGTAGGTGGAAACTTTACTCGTGTAGGTATTGGTAATAGAGTTGAAAACGGTATTGTCGCCCTAACAGGAAATGTAGCAAGTTATGAGATAGGTGAATTAGTTGCTACAGTATCTGCTTCTGGAGCTCTTTCTGGTAACGCAAGGCTATATTTAAATGTTGCAAATAACGGAACTATGGCAGACTTTATTGACGTAGGTATTCCACCTACTAATGGTTCTGTTACAAATACTATGATAGCTCTCACAACTATCACAGCAGATAGAATTAAAAATGGTAATGTATTGCTTTCTAAGGTTGATTTTACAACTGGCACAGGCGATGGTGGAGCAGGGGCTGCAGCTACCCTAAAGTTATCTTCTGCTGCTGGCAGTGACACCTCTCTTGGTTTTGGTACTCGTAATGCAGCTAATGTGGCTCTTGTCTGGATTGATAGTGCTACAGGTCATACCTCTGGTCTAAATTTATATGATCAAGCCGGTGCTTATTCTCCAATGGCTTCTAATCTAGCACTTCAATCAGCTATCCAAGGTGCTACAACAGCTCCTGTACCTATTGGTCCTGCAGGATCTGTAATAGCATGGAGCGGCTCATCGGCTCCTTCTGGTTATCTTTTGTGTGACGGTACTGCTGTCTCTAGAACTACCTATGCTGCTTTATTCGCAGTAGCGGGTACTGGTTATGGGGTTGGAGACGGGTCAACAACATTTAATCTTCCTGATTTAAGAGATAGACTGCCTTTAGGCAAAGGAACTAATAATAGCACACTCGGAACACAAACAGGGTCTATGAGTGCTTCCTCTGTTGTAACAACTGCTTCCGGGTCAGCATCTTTAAGTCTCACTACAGATACTGTAGACGACACTCTGTCTTCAGGAACAAAAGACGTTAGTCAAATAGCATATGTAACCAACGTAACTGGTTCAGGGCATACTCACTCAGTAACAATCCCAACCTCTGTAGTGAACTACATAATTAAAACGTAAAGGAAATAACATGGAATACTATAAATTTCACATTGATGAAGACGATGCTAAAACTGTTTATTGTCAGTATCGAGATCTATCAAAAGGTAAATCATCTCCTCTATTAGCGCGATCTTTTCCTCTTGATATTATCGGAGAAAAAGAGTCTAAAATTCTTGAAATGGTTCAAGGAGACATTACTGACGTTTACTATGAAGAATTTAATGGAGAAGTCAGAGCTTCTGAAGTTAAATGGTTTTTAGGCGATATAGAAGAAAGCTCACAAGACGATATTGCTTGGATAAAAACATTTGTCAAATGCGCTTGTGTAAATGAAGACTATGATGATTTAATCGCCCCACCATCTGTAGACCAACAAGTAGAAGACTTTATCAAGGAGTTTTTTGATGAAGAAGAATTTGAAAATGAAAAACCTTTAGAACAAAAAGACTTTTT